TCTCGATATCTCCGATACCTGACTGAGCCTGCGTACCTGCACCTGCAGGGTCTCCATAGTACGTTAGGACTGGATATTGCTTTTCTCTGATCATGCGTGCGAGTTCTTCAGTCCTTATGTTCTCTTCAAAACAAATTTCATCGATAACGTAGACCCTAGGCTTTTCGTAGTTGTGGTCGACTTGATACCACCCCACTGAGGGCATACGATATCCGAAGTCGATTGAGCAGTATGTTGGTAGGGAATCATTATATTGTATGTCGTCTCTGACATGGATATTTCGTTGTAGGTCGTAGACCTTTCCTGAGAAGGTCGTAAACGCTGCCATATACTCTTGAGCAAATGTTTCATAGGTAAGCTCCTTTTTAAGTTGTTCGACATCGTCTTTGAAGTATGGCGAATCTGTCGATGGATGTTGCCATGATTCCCAATCTGTGTAATTCTTATCTTTTCCCCTAGCCCACAAATCGTGTAGCCAATTGAATCCACGAGGAGTACTCGTAAATAACGCCCAACCCTCTCTATCGGACAGCGTTGGTCTCAGATATTGCTCCCAAGTAATCTTCTTGATGCTCGCAGCCTCGTCAATGACCATATAATCCAAGCCCTCTCCAACGAGAGAATCAAGGTTGTCTGCCGAGCGTATCGCTATCTCCGATTCCAGTCCACCGATCTTAGCGTAGTACAATTGTCCTGATATTTCTTTCTTTGCTACGATAGGAAGCCTAAGTTTCATCATAATGGCTTCTTTGACAAGTCTAGCGATTTTATCGCACATATCGTAGTTCGGTGCTACTATCCAACCTCTCGTTTTAGGCGATAGTAGGTATGGCAGTATCTCCATAGCTGCACCAAAAGATTTACCTGATCGTCTCCCTTGTATATTTACACGAAAACGAGCGTTTGAATTATGTACTGCTAACTGATTGTCAGTAGGTTCATACCCTACCAACTTCCAGAGCTTTTTTCGGTTGAGTATCTTGATTGCTCGTTACCTCTTCGTATGCTTTTTCTATAGGGCTTTCCTCGTATCCACATTCACGCAGGACTGCTTCCATGTTACCAAACATTTCTACCTCGTTCTTCTCAGATTGCCCAAGGTATTGCTTACCAAGGAATATCAATAGTGCGGTATTGCCATTCTCTGCGTGTTTCCATTGGAGCTGTCTTAGTTTTATCTTCATTTGCTCCTTGCCGACCTGAATCTCATCTCTGAACTTGTTTCGGATCGTGGATTCGTCTACTGCGAAGAATCGTGCTATCTCAGTGATACTACAACCCATCGTAGATAACATTTGTACCTTATCTGGGTCAATATTTTTGGCTTTGTAGCCTGTCTTTTGTCTACTCATCAATAATATCGTTAAAGGTTACATCCTGAAACAGCCCATTACACTTGGATAAGCATCGTCTCCAATAGGTCTTTGCAGATGATACGCTCACACCTATCTGAGATGCTATCAGTGGGAATGAATGATTCTTCAGTCGCATCATGAACACAGTCTTCTCCCTGCTTGAGAACAGGTCATACGCTTGGTGTGCTGCAAGCTGAAACTTGCGTAGTTCAGGTTCGATAAGCCCTGAGCGAAACGCTCGCATTTTGTCGCTGTACTCTGTTGCGAGATCCATAGCCTCTTCTAGGGCTTCCATTGAGTCTTCTGATATCCAGTCCATGTGTGTTCCTTTTGTTCACAAAAGTTGGGAAAATTTTTACAGGCGAGTAGAAGGTTCTCCGAGGCTGCGCCTTGGTGTTGCCCTCCCTACCCTGGGTAATTTATGAAGAATTGAAGTATAAAAGAATACATTATTACCTGTTCTTTTCTCGGTAAATGATACCAAGTTTCTGTAACTTTCTTTTTTAAGCTTTCCGTTTGCTTTCTGTTTAGTTGTTTAGACATTTATTTTTTTTGTTTTTTAGTTGCATTGTATACACTTTGTACACTATATTCAACCAAGTTAATCAATAAATAACTAAGGGAATTAAAAAATGACTATTCAAGACTTAAAAAATAAAGCTCATGAAGCTCATTTAAATAGGCTTTTATCAATAAAAGAATATTTAATAAATAATATAAATGAAAAACATTTAAAAGATAAATTAGAAAGTCGAATGGATTTAGATAAAACTTGTTTATGGCTGACTATTGATATTGATGAGTTTTATTTTTATATCAATGATTGTAGCTTTCAAGAATTTTGCCAACAGCATTTTAATGGCTATTTTAATGGTGATAAGCAATTTATCATTAAAGATTTTTACAGAATATAATCAATAAATAACTAAGGGAATTAAAAAAAATGAAATTACTATCAGATCCAAAGGCAAACTATAAAGCTAATAAGAATATTAAATTAAACAATGAAACTTATTTTTTAAGTTTTGCGCATTCCGATATATCAGGTTATAACGTTTGCCCCATGGCAAATAAATTAATAGCAAAAGAAAACAACCCAAGTAAATCAAATTGTTCCCAAGTTTGCGTTGGTTATAATGGAAACGCAAATAGATTTAAATCAATTATGAAATCTAGAATTAAAAAGACTAGATATTTTTTTGAAGATAGACAAAATTTTATGAATCAATTGGTTAAAGAAATTTATTTAGCTATTGAAAAAAGCAATAAAAAAGGCTTTAAAGCTTCATTTAGATTAAACTCATATAGCGATATAAATTGGGAATCAATTACAATTGATAAATTTGGGGGCAATAATATCTACTCATTGTTTCCTGATGTAGATTTTTACGATTATACCAAATTAGAAAATAGATCTAATTTGCCAAATTACTATTTAACTTATTCACATTTTGGAAACTGGCAAGCAACAGAAAAAGCAATAAAAAAGGGCTTAAATGTTGCTATGGTATTTAATAAAGATAAACAATTACCTGATAAATTTAAGGGGTTAAGAGTTGTAAATGGTGACGAAAACGACTTACGTACCCCCCAAAATGATGGGAAAGGGGTTATTGTTGGTTTACTAGCAAAAATGAGTAAACAAGCAATTGAAAACGAACTAAAAAAAGATCAATCATTTATTGTTAATGCATAAATAAAAAGGGAAAAAATGAAAGATTATAACAACAACGAACTACTATTTAAAATAAGATACGAAAAGCAAAAAAAGGTAAATAAAACAATGGAATTTTTATTTTTATTTGGCTTATCAATGATAATTTTTTCATTGTTTAGTTTATTTATTTTATTTTTTGTTTTATAAAATACCTAGCTGATGAGGCAAAAGCTAGAAAACGCCCTGAAATTTTGGGGCGTTCCTAGGTTAAACAATTAATAAAAAAAGGTAATTAATGAACATTTTTATTTTAGATCAAACAATTGATTTTTTATTAAATCAAAATGACTATTTAGAAAACATTGAAGAGATTGAGCGTTTACAAATGGAATCTAATATTATTAAGGCTGGTTTAGGCTTGATAGATCTAAACGTTGAAACAATATTCTCTAAAGATATCATTTGGGAAAATATCAATAATTCAATTTTTTCAGCCTGAAAATCGATATTTTAGGTCTTATTTTTTAATAATATTTTGCTCAGGGTAATTTTTATTTTCTAATAATAATATTATCAGGGTAATTTTTAATAATAATAACGAAAGGGTAATTTTATGATAGTAACAACTTGTAACGAATGCGATCGTGTTGTTGATAATACTAATGATGAGCGTATGTTTTATATGTACGAAATTGTTGATGATGAAGAATTTTGTATTGATTGCTATGAAGAAATATTTATTAATATAGATTCTAATAATAATAACGAAAGGGTAATAAAATGAAACACAAAAAAGGTATAAAAAAGGGAATATACATGGCTAAACTTATGGGCTATAATGATGGTTATAAGTATGGAGAAAACAAAAACCCCTACACAAACCAAGGAATTCAAGATGTGTGGTTGTGGTATGAAAAAGGCTATGAAGAAGGTGTCGCAAATTATTGTAGGGATTTAGAAAAAGATAAGGAAACTATAGTTTTTGAAATATACGAAGAGCTATTTCCATGGATAACAGATGGACTAGCTAAGATTCAGGAGAAATATGGCATGACAAGTGGCGATTGTTCGCCTGGTTTGGATATGCGATTTAGGGAAGCGTTCCAGGATTTGTGTGAATGCACATACGATCAAATGGTGGAACATGGCATATTTGATTCTAATAACAATAACGAAAGGGTAAAATAATGAAACTGCAAAATCTTATTAACAAACTAGAACAAATTAGAGATGAATACAACCATCCTAATGCAGAAGTTATAATTAGGCTTGGCGATGATGCAGAGATAGGTCATATAACATCTATAAATGATGTATACGCTTGTAACGAGGCTATGCACAATGATGAGCTTATAACTAAAAACAGGATTGATGCTGATGGCGATGTTTCAAGGTTGTTTGAAGTTGAAGTCTGTGTTGACTCTTTAAAAAGCGAGGTAGTATAATGGGTAAACAACTAAACAAAGTAACTAAAAAAGAATGTCTTGATGCGATTGAATATTTATTCACGCATGGTTTTAGTCTAGAAATGGACAGAGATAAAAGGCATTATACTGAGATCTTACTTAAAAAAGTAGCGAATGATTATAACATTATACTTGAAG